CTCATCCAAACAACACACACAGGAGAGCTAGCAATACGCTTTGGACGTAAGGCAAAAAACGTGATAGAGTCATCTGAATATGAAAAAGTATTTCCAACAGTTAAACTCGCAGCTGATTCCAAGGCTGCTGGACGTTGGGAGTCAAATCATGGGGGTGAGTATTTTGCTGCTGGTGTTGGTGGGGCTATTACTGGTCGCGGTGCCGATTTACTTATTATTGACGATCCTCATTCTGAGCAGGATGCGCTCTCGCCAGCCGTTTTAGACTCACACTACGAGTGGTACACGTCTGGACCTAGACAACGTTTGCAACCTGGCGGTTCTATCGTGGTTGTAATGACAAGATGGTCAATAAAAGATCTTACAGGACGGCTGCTCGAGGCCCAGGGTAAAGATGATGCTTCTGACCAATGGGAGATAGTAGAGTTTCCTGCAATCATAAACGAAAAACCAATGTGGGGTAATTTTTGGACCTTGAAAGGTCTAGAAGGTGTAAAAGCATCAATACCAGAATCAAAATGGCAAGCACAGTGGATGCAATCACCTACATCGGAAGAAGGTGCACTAATAAAACGTGAATGGTGGCAAACTTGGGAGAAAGAAGACATACCACAACTAAAATACATCATACAAAGCTATGATACTGCATTTAGTAAAAAAGAAACTGCTGACTACAGTGCAATAACCACTTGGGGTGTATTTGAGCCCGAGGACGGTGGCCCACAGGCCTTGATACTGCTGGATGCGAAGAAAGGACGATGGAACTTTCCTGAACTAAAAGCAATCGCACAAGACGAATATAAATACTGGGAACCGGAGACAGTTCTCATAGAAGCCAAGGCTTCTGGCCTACCTTTAACACATGAGTTGCAAAAGGCAGGAATACCTGTTATAAATTATACACCCTCACGAGGAAATGATAAACACTCGAGGGTAAACAGCGTAGCTCCCCTGTTTGAATCAGGAGCTATATGGGCGCCCAATAAAAAATTCGCCGAGGAAGTCATAGAAGAGTGCGCAGCTTTTCCTTTCGGCGATAACGACGACTACGTGGATTCAACCACGCAAGCTTTAATGAGATATAGACAAGGCTACTATGTTGGGTTAAAAGATGACTATGAAGATGAGGAGACCGTTAAGGTTGGAGGGAGAGTATATTATTAATGGCCGAAGAAGAAAAAGGTTTTTTTGAAAGAGTGTATGGCCCTACCATAAGGGAGATGACAGATCCTGAGACTTACAAAAGTCTTTTAGATCTCTCTACTTATGGAGATTTATACAAAAGGGAAACAGAAGGATTACAAGATCTTTACAGATTTATGGGTGGTCCCAATGAAGAATCACTTAGACAAACTTACGGATACTACGGTGACAGCCCTTCAGAAGTTTTTTTAAATCCAGATTTTTATGAAGACCAAGGTAAATTTATAGTTAACACTGGTTATGACTTAGGTCAATTTTACGGTAATTTACTTAAAGGTGTAGGCGATAGAATGAGTAACATACAATTCTACAACCCTTTTGGTGAAGCGCAATATGAAAAAGATGCAATAAATTATAACCCCGCAACTGACAGTTACACCATAATTCCTGGCATTGACTTTCCTGATTTTATGACACCGTATGGACGATACGCAACGGACGCTGGCATAACCAGTTTTTTAGGAATACCCAGTTTTATTGAAGACAACCCTCTTGCTTCAGAAGATAGTTATTTAATGGATAGCATGAAAATGAACGCTGGAGCACAGGCAGATAAATATGCCATGGATATGATGGACGAGGATTTGTATACTAAATTTTCTAATGAATCTTACGCAGAATTACCTTTTAATGAATGGGCAAAAACAAATAGAAACACTAACCCAGAATTATATCACGATGATGTTAATAAAATATTTCAAAACAAAATAAATAATTTTTACGAACAAAACTTTCAACCTTTTTACGAAAGATCTTTGAATGATCAATTAATGAGTAGATACGGAATTAATTTAGAAGATCAAATGTTTACGGAAGAGGGTGGACTTGCTAGTTTAAATGAAAACTTCAGAACTGAAGTTGACGCTAGTCAAGGAAGACCTTTGTTAGATTATGAAACACCGTTTCCTCAAGCTTATTATGATTTATCAGACTTAGCAGAGGTACCATTAGATATTGGCACAGGAATAGGATTTGTAAAATATGCACCAAAACTTTTACAAATAGGTTCAAAACAATTTAGAAGAAATCCTAATGCTTTTGAAATAGCAGTTGAAGATTATTTGAGAGATTAATGGCTGGCATAGGCACATTAACAAAACAAGCTGTATTGCGAATGAAAAAGCATGCAAACAAAATGAGGAAGCAAGAAGCTCGTGATCGTTTTGATACACCTATGTCTATATTTGCCAACCCTACTTTTTACAGAACATACAGAGCTGATGTAACAAAATCACCTGCACTAGATGCAATAGGCACACGTGAGGATTTGTTAAACATGGTTTACACAGGACCTAGACGTAAAATAAAAGGTTCTAAAGAACCTGGAACTGGTTTTGGTAGGGCGCATTATCAAGCAAGACATGTAAGAAAAGGAGGTAAAGAACCTATAAACCCAGATTATGAAGTTCAAGAATATCTTAAAAAAGGCACTGAACGTAATTTGATGGATCAAAAATCTAAACAACTAGATAATAGAATATATATTCATCCTGATTTAGTAACACCAAAAGAATTAGTACACAAAGTTGATTTTTTAGAAAAAGGTAAAAACGTAAAATTTTTAGGTGAAGACACCCCGTTTGATACACAGACACAAGGTGTGTTAACAAACACCGTAAGAAATGTAGTATATCATCAACACTTAGAAAATAGACTGTTGCGTTGGCTAACAGAAAAAAAATTAATACAACAAGCTTTTCGTGAAAAGAAAATATCAAGAGGTAAGTTTATTCACGACATGGAAAACTCTGACTCACATATTGCTAACATTACACGTGACATGCGTAAGTTAGGATTAGAAAGCATGGTGTATGATAAAGCTGCAAAGCGATTTAATTATTTTGGAAAAGCTTATGGAACAGATGTAGACAAACAACTTGAGGGTATGTTGGCAGACATA